TTCCGATCTGCTCCCATATTCGTTACTGTGGCAGGTTTCATAGGTAATTTAATTGTACAGTTTATGGTTTTCAACGGTATTATGAACGTTGTCGGTGGTGTTGTAAGTAGCGTGTTTGGCGGTATTATCAACTTTGGTTCTCGACTATTTAGCTCACTATCTGGCGTATTTAATAATATCGCTAGCGGATTTAGGGTCATGGGTTCTGGTCTGGGTAATGTTGGTAGTGGAATTGCCAATACGTTTAGTAGTATTATTGGATTTGCTGGGCGTATGGTGTCTGGTGTCGTTAATGCTGTTGCTGGTGTTGCTGGTAAAATTGCAAGTCCATTCTCTGGTGTGTATAATGCTATTAGTCGAGCAATCGGTAACGTTACTTCAATTGGTTCTAACATTGTAAACGGAATTGCAAACGGTATTAAAGGAGCATGGGGAGCTGTAACTTCGGCTATTACTTCACTAACTAACATGATACCTAAGAAAATTCGTTCGTTACTCGGTATTCATTCGCCAAGTCGTGTGATGAGAGATATGGTTGGTAAGTTTATCCCACAAGGTATCGCAGTAGGTATGACAAGCCAAGACGGATTTATTACAAGTCACGCACAAACCTTGAAAGACCAATTGACCGGCTCAATGAGTAATATATCGTTGCCAAGTGTTGGTTTGGCCGGTGGTTCATTGGCTACTGCGGGAACATCTACATCAACAACATCTAATCAAGTTACGATTAATGTTAATGGAGCAAACCCTGACTTGGTTATTCCTCAAATTAAGCGTGAATTGCGTAGAGTAGGATTAAGCACTAATTAAAAGGTGCTTTTTTTATTATCTAAAATGTGATATAATCGTAGTATGAAAAAGACTGGAAAAGCTGTTACAATTATGCAACGTTCAACAGACGCCACGTGGCAATATTACACAATGAACGTTTTAATAAAAAATGATGTTTTAAAGTTAGACGGCACGAGATTTATTGATGTGGTCTTTTTAACCGAACCCAATCAGCTTGGCTACTATCCTAGACAAAATGATATCATAATTGACGCAACCAACATGGAAGACGGTTACGTTATTAGTGCTAATTATTCGAGACCGGCCAATGAAGCAATTGGAATTATGTTTTTGAGTAAAATTGATGATGGAACATACCGTTTTGCCCCAATTATGAATTTGAGTGAAAACGTATATATTCCTAAAGGTTCTTATCTACCACAGGTTAACTTGGCTAATGCGATAATGAGTGTGTGGAATTTCTTAACTGGTAATAACCCATATCTCAAAAATAATGGCTCTATGTCGATTAGTTCAGATATTACAAAAACATCTAACTACTCTGATAATACTGAAAGCACGATCGAGACCGTATTTAAAAACTTTATTGCAAGGTTCAACGGTGCGTGGGATATACAATTTACCTATTACATTGGCGAGACTAGTCCGAGAGTAGTCGTTTCAGGTTCGGCAAAAAATACCGCTGATAACCAAAACTATTTTGTTGATTTAAAGACTACTAACGTTTTGGAGTATGTTCAACAATCACGAAACGCAGATAGTGAGACATCAATGGTATTTGGCTATTTGGAAGACGGCTCACTATTTGGTTACTATGCGATACTAGACGAAAACTTTAATGTCGTAACAAGCCAAGTACCTACGAATGGAATTATTAACGTTGGAGCAACCCCTCGTGTGGCTTATGCAAGTATGGAAAATGGTACTTTGTCCGAGTTAGTGGAGAGTGCAACAAGCCTATTAAAAACGAGTATTTATGCTATTCGGTCTCAAATGGTTATGAGATTAGATGGGTCTCCGTTATTTATTGGTCAATATGACAGTCCTTTCATTGGTCAATATATCAGATTGGCTAATTTAGAGGATAGTGTTGTGACAAGCCAATTGAGAGAGATAAACTTTATTACTAATCAAGCTATTGTGGGCGATAATGACGACATAACATTTGGAGATTAAAAGATGTCTGATACTAGAACAATTTATTTAAAAAACAATGAGGGGACTATTTATTCAAGTGACCCTAGTAATGTGGGATATGAGTATTTAAACATATCAGACTTTGACAGTTTAAATCCTAGTGAGAACTCTATTTTTACATCAGCAACTAATATCTCACTTATGTATTCGTCCTATGATGTTAAGTTAGTCTTGACTTTTATTTCTGATTATGATAACGGAAGACAAGCCAGGGCGGATTGGGTAGCTAAAAATCAAAACTCTATCAATCAAATATCTGTGGCGAATACAAATAACCCAGATTTGATATTCAGTAAACAAGCCAAGATTAAAACGATTGACTTTATTGAAAACCCTTATGTGAATGGTGTACAAGCCGAGTTGACATTAGAGTTGGCCGGTCGTTGGCAATCGTCTATTAACCGTACAAGTGCCACGGTTTATCCATATACTGGTGGGACAAAGAAATATACGTATAAATATAGACAACAAAATCCAATACCACAAACCAACCCACAAGGACAGAGCAATAAACTGTTAAATACTGAGTTCAGCCCTGATTTTGCTGGTTGGTATTCAGGACAAAGCAAGCAAACGGTCGGTGAAGTTTTTGTCACCGGAACGCCTATATCATCATCTACTGGTTGGAACTTAGATACTCAAAAATATAAGGGTAGTAATGTTATTAGAAAAACGCCAGGAACTGGTAGCGGTGCTTTTTCAGACCTGATACCTGTTCAATCTGGTAGCCAAATATCAGTTGCTATGGCTTATTATAATTCAAGCGATTATAGCGGCTCTGTTCCACTGGCTTTTAATCTAAGATACTATGATTTAAATAGGAAATATATTTCTACCAGTGCTACAAACAATGGCGCATCTAACTCGTTCGAAATTGCTGTGTTTACTTCTACCGTACCAAGCAATGCATTATATGTTTCATTCAATATAATTTATAACGGTTCGTCTGGTTCTATTTACTATTCACAGCCAATGCTTGTTTTTGATACAACGGTAGGCGACTATGTTCAAGGGATATACAAAGATTTATCAACAAACACCTACAAATATGGTTACCAAATCATCACAGACGAAGTACAAACAAACGGTTATAATGGATTTATCATCAATATTCCATCACAAACGACTCCGGTAAATGTGACTCTAACCGCCCCTAGTAGTTTGAGTGCTACATTAACAACAAGCCAAGTAAATGTCCCTCTACAGATTTCAAGTGATATGATTGGCTACTCACTAGATAACTTTGATACATTTACACTACTCAATAAAGGTTTCCCCGCTTCAAAGTATTGGGATAACTTACTCTCTGTATATAGCACTATTCAAACGATACTAAATGCAAATACTGTAACGGTTTCAGTATCAAGTAGTACGGGTAGCACAATACCATTTGAATTTTACTTATACAAACTACAAGACTTGATTTAAGAAAGGTAATAACATGACATTAGCAAGTACAGAATTAGTATATCAAGCTGACTTTATGAATGTATCTCCAAGTGCAGACGGAGCTGTTTTTAGTGGTATTGGTAATAGAATTATAACAGGGTTGGTTCCATCTCTGGTTAATGGTGCGGTGAGTGTAACAGCGGGTAAGGCATTAGTACAAGGGAGATTATTCGAACTAACATCTGCCAAGACATACACGCCAACTACTACGACAGGTACTCAATATTTGGGATTAATTGTGGACTTAACCGAACAAAACAATGATGGGGACACAGTTATCAACAACCAGTATACGGTTGGATTTTTCTCATCTCCCTCTGGCGATTTAAACAAGGGTGATACTAAGGCTAATATACCAATCTGGGTATTAAATGGTTCAACTTCCGTAGCATTTGCCAATCAGGTTACGGCGGGCATCTATCCTACTTGGAAACCTAACACACAATATAATGCTGGCGATTTGGTAATGATTAACTCCCTAAACGGTTCTAATACAGATAACGGATATTTAAAAAACGCTATCTTAAAGGCCAATATTACTCACACATCATCTACGACGTTCCCTGCCTCGAGTGCTGGTACGTGGACGCTCATAAATATAGACGCTTATTTCCGTACTGGACTGGTTACATTCGGATATGGTCGAAAATTAAGCATAGTTCGTAGTGGTAATATTATCAAAGCGGGATATATTGCCTCATCAGGAACACAATCCTACGGAGGTGGCACAACCCAATTAACGGAAAAAATGCCAACGTGGGCTAATCCAGACATCAACGGATATGATAACGTATTTTATGTATCAGGAACTCCTTTTGATGGAAACCCCTATACCTGGACTCTAGCAATTCACTCACGAACTGGGGTAGCTTCATCTCTATATACTGTTAGTTCAATCAGTGCTAATACAGTATTACGAGGTAGTGGTAATGCATCAACATCAGCAGACCCAGAGTGGTTAAGTGCGGTGCCAGATTAAATAAAAAAGCCTTATGAAATTAATCATTTGGCTTTTTTTGTTGGCTATAATCAATCTTCGGTAGACCTTTTGGCTTACTTGGTTTTGACTTTGTAGCGGTTAATTTATTGTATTGGCGGATTATTTCACTTGCTTCACTAATATCAAGAGTTAATATCTCGCTTAGTGGTTGATTAAGGTACATAAGGAAGGCTATTATCCTATAAATTAAGTAATATTTTTCCCCGCCCTCGTCATTTTTATGCTTACTTTTGACCTGTGAGCTTAGCAAGAAATTGGCTAAACAACACACCTTCTGGCAATTCTAGTTCTTCATACTCTTTGCGTGTATCTTCATTTTGTACTAATACGCCATCAACTGTCTGTGCATACAAGAACTTCAAAACATCATGGCGGGTCTCAATAAACTGTAAAGAAGTAATCTCACTGGCTTTTTGAGGGTCTGTGGGGTCTTGTTCGAAACTAGCCAATCGACTTACTACTTCGCCTAATTGTGCGTTAAATTCATCACCCGTTTCATCTTTAAAGATTTTCTCGGTGTTGATTGTCCGTAAAAACTTGTAATCGTTGGTAATGGGTTGATTATTCTCATCAAGTCCGAGGTGTTCTGTGTACGTAAATTTCATGTTTACATCATCCTTTATAGTTAAGTTTGTATAACTATTGTATCACACCAAATAAAAAAAGACAACCTATTTTTTTGGGTCATCTGATTGTTTGACTAGTTTTTTCTTCTCATTGTCTAGATATTTGGCGATTACTTCGGGAAAGGGTAACCCAAGTCTTATCCAATTTTCTGACGCGCCAATTAGTTGTGCAAATAGAACCAACGACTCGAAAATATCCCAATAAGTACCTTTATTAACAGCGAAGAAAACAGGTATTAGCAAAGGGGGTATTAAAATCAATAATGCGTGTTTAATTAGTCCGTCTTTGCTTATTGTTGAGTTAAGTGATTTAGATATTATGGCACAAACAATCCCCAGTAAAATATCTACAAATGTGGCGATTAACATTGCCGAGAAAATATGTGAATTGTGAAGTGTTGTTACGATTATATCCATAGCCCATGCCATTATTACGTTTCCATTCAGTTATTTTGTGTACTAATATTATATCATAAAATAAGCAATAAAAAAAGCCCTTTCACAGGACTTTGGTTTTATAAATCTTGATATAAAAATAATTATTATATTCATCTCTCATAGTAACTTCGTCATTATAATCATCATAATCGACAACAATTTTAGAAATACCGGCTGATTTTTTAGCTAATTTCATCGCTCTTTCTACGGCTTTACCTTTATTTGAATAAACTGATCCAACCAACATATTTTCGTAAAACATATCCCCAATAACTTGCCATACATACATAATATGTCTCTCCTTTCACAGGACTTAATTACTTGCTCCTAATACAAAACCTAGTTACACAACCATCTCAACCGCAAACACGAGAATTGAGAATACGATACTACCAAAGATTGTAAATAGCCAAATAGGTAGGGCAATAATGGCGACTAGTAAGAAGAACAATACCAGTTTGGCGAGTAGTTGGGTCGTTTTTTCTTTTGATTTATTATCCATTGTTTTCATCTCCTAAATCTAAGGTTAGTTGTTCGCTTGTACTTTCACTAGTTGATAAGCTAGACTCACTAGTTTCACTTTGGCTTGTTGAGTCATCTGTAGTGCTGGTTGTCTCTGATAGGCTGTCTGAGGTGCTTTCAACTGGTTCTGGTTCAACTATAACCGAAGTAGTAAAAGTTGCCTTGAATCGACTGCTAGGGACATACATGAATTTATTTTCATCTGTGAACTTAATCAGGTAAAAATCTCCGCTTGGTAATTGACTCTTGATACTATCCGCCAATGTAGGGTTAAAGTCAATTGAGATAACATCGCCTCGACCAACCACAAACCCTTGTCCTGCTGTTGTACTTGTAATTTCTTTAATTGTAACGTCGTAATTTGTCATTAAAATTCACCCTTTTCTTGTCCTTGATAGCCTTGACGATATAGTTCTTGTAAATAGTCATCATTGTACTTGATAAACATGTAAATATGATAGACCAGTGTAATAATACCAATACTTACAAATGCGCCTAAAACATCAATGGCTAATGCAATCAGGAAGTTACGCATATCACCTCGGAATAGTGGTACGAAGAAGCCAAAGAATAAGAACGTCCACGATAGACCAATCTTAACTCGCTTTACTTTACCATAGTTGTTTTTTACTGTAATTTTCATTAGTTGTTC